TATACGAACTTCAGAATATTTGGCAACGCCTATTCTTGAGCCGTATGGTGATAGTGCTAACATTGACATAAAAGTTATGGGTAAAGGCACGGGTGGATTTGAGGCTAGAGCAAATGGAGGTCGTGCGCTTAGAGCTGAAAATGCGTCTGCATCCGCAGTTAATTGGGTAGGTGTTTTTGGGGGCGCTACAGGAAATCTAGTGGGTGTAACTTCATCTGGTTCTGATACAAATATTGATTTTGCAATTAATCCAAAAGGAACGGGGTCTTTAAGATTTGGAACTCTAACGGCAAATGCAGATGCCCCAATAACAGGTTATGTGACTATTAAAGACTCAGCCGGTAATCTTAGAAAACTGGCAGTGATAACTTAAAAGGATTAACTAATGCGCTATTCACGAGGAATGGGTGACATTGCCCCAAGTAAAATTCCAAAGAAGATTGTTCGTAAGGACAACCCAAATAGTGTAGACTTGTATAAAAAAGGAGGGGTTGCTAAAAGCTTTCCTCCAGCCACTAAGTTTAAACAGGCTAAGAAATGACAACGACTAATCCAGTTTATGCCTATGTTCACTGTAAGCCTGACGGTACACCTTTTTATGTTGGAAAAGGTAGGTTGAAGCGTGCAAAAAGACTATATGGTAGAAACACATATCATACAAGGACAGTTAATAAATACGGAAAAGAAAATTTACATATAGGTATGTTAGAGTGTTCTTCAGATGACAATGCTTTTTTATTGGAAAGAGGATTGATAAAATGTCTTAAGAGGATGGGTGTGAAATTAACCAACCATACCGAAGGTGGTGAGGGTGGAAAACCTCCATCTGAACAAGGCCGATTAAACATGTCTGAAGCTGCTAAAAAAAGAGGTGTTTCTCAAGCATGCCGTGACGCGATGCTTGTTGCAATAACTGGTAGAAAAAAGTCTGATGAGGAAAAATTAAAACAATCTATTCGTATGACGGGTAGGGTTTTTACAGATGAGCATAAAAAAAATATTAGCATTGGCGCTAAGAAGAGAGGTGTTTCCAAGGCGTGTAGGGAAGCATGTGTTGTCGCCAATACAGGATCAAAAAAACCTCATTCGGAAGAAACAAAATTAAAAATGTCAAACACAGTTAAAGGGCGACCAATGTCTGAAGCATGTGTGGCGGCTAAAAAATTGAGCCAAGAGGCTAGAAAAAGATCTCCGGAACAAATAAAAGAATATCAGACCAGATGGTATTTAGAAAACAAACAAAGGTTTTTAGATGCTGATAAAAGAACACCTGAACAAAAGAAAATCGATAATCGTGTAAAATATCTTAAGCATAAAGCAAAGGTAAATGAAAGAAAACTTGAGGTATCAATATGACAACGACTAATACCGCTACGTTTAATTTGAGCCTTGATGAGATAATTGATGAGGCATTTGCCAGAAATCTTTCAGAACCAAGATCAGGTTATGATTTTAAAACTGCTAGACGTTCTATTAATCTCCTGACCGCAGAATGGAGTTCAAAGGGCATAAATTTGTGGACTATAGACATTGGTTCTATCCCTTTAATTACTGGTATTGGCACGTATGATTTACCACCCGACACAATCGATTTACTTGACCAAGTGGTACGTACTGGCACTGGGACTTCTCAAATCGACATTAACTTATCTCGTATATCTAGTTCTACTTACTCTACTATTCCTGCTAAGAACGTACAGGCGCGTCCTGTGCAAGTGTGGATAAATAGACAAGCGCAAATACCACAGATTAACGTATGGCCTATTCCTGACGCATCTATTCCTTACACGTTCGTCTATTGGCGCTTAAGACGTATCCAAGATGCTGGTAATGCAACTAATACACAAGATATACCGTTTAGGTTCTTACCTGCACTAATTGCAGGTTTAGCGTTTCACTTATCTATTAAGTTGCCTGGTATTGATCCTAACCGTAGCATTGCACTTAAAGCCATGTATGATGAAGCTTTCGATATCGCTTCGCAAGAAGATAGGGACAAATGCTCATACCACGCTACACCTAGAATCTTTAGGTAATATATGATGAAAACTTGCATTAAATGTTTTACTATCAAACCCATAGATATATTTCCAAAAAAAGGACATAGCTGTCGTCAGTGTGTCGCCACATACATGTCGGAATATAGAAAAAATAACAAAGAACGGATAGCACAATTAAAAAAAGATTGGAAAATAGCTAATTCTGAACATGTAAAAAGCAGGGATAAAGCTTATGGTTTAGCAAATCCAGAACGCAAAAATAGAGCGAGATTAAAATGGATATTGGCGAACCCAGAAGAAAACAAACAGTGTAAATTAAAATATGCTGAAAACAATAAAGATCTTATAAAAATATCTAGGCATAATTGGGTTATTAAAAACCGTGATAAACTTCGAGTAAGTTATTCTAGAAGAAGATCTGCTAAATTAGATCGTACACCTAAATGGGAAACAACAAAAGACAAAGAAAGTATGGCGCATATTTATTGGTTGGCCAATGAGTTTTCTAAAGCGTTTGGTATAAAATATGAGGTTGATCATATAATACCTTTACAAGGGATATTGGTTAGTGGGTTACATACACCATTAAATCTACAAATACTCCCAGCTAAAGACAACCGAAAGAAAAGTAATAAATATGACGATTAAGTACAGTTCTGGTAAGTATACCCAGGCGGCTTGCGATCGTTGCGCGGAGTGGTTTAAGCTGAGTAAGCTTAGGAAGATCGTACTTAAAGATAATGTAACAAATATAAAAGTTTGCCCACGATGCTGGGAACCTAGCCATCCACAATTACGTTTAGGTCAGTATCCGGTTGTTGATCCACAAGCGGTCAGAGAACCCAGACCTGATAGTCCTGAAACAGGTGTACACATTAGCCCTTCTTTATTATGGGAAGACCCTGCAATAACTCAAATGGGTTTAATAGCAGGTTACTTGATACAAGAGAACGGTGGTAGTTTAATAGTTGAATAATTTAAAGGAAACAAACAATGGCTAAACAAAGTAACACGAAAGAAGCGATCGATTATGCTAACCCTAAATCGGTACCTGTACCTAACAGTTCAGGCTATCCGCAAACAGGAACTAAAACTTCGGGTGTAGTGACTCGTGGTAATGGCTGTGCAACTAAGGGCAAAACTGCTCGCGGCCCATTATAAACGATGAATTACGCTTCGCTTACACAGGCAATTAAAGACTTCTCAGAGACAGATGAGCCTTCATTTCTAACGAATATTCCACTCTTCATCGAGCAGTGTGAGAAGCGCGTATATAACTCGGTTCATATACCTGTGCTTAGGAAGAACGTAACAGGTGCATTGACGGTATCTAATAAGTATTTGTCTTGCCCTGATGACTTCTTGTCTGTGTATTCTATAGCGGTTATCAACGGTACAGGCGATTATAGTTATCTGTTAGATAAAGATGTTAGCTACATGCGTGAGGCGTATCCTAGACCTACCGATATTGGTCTTCCTAAATACTACGGTATCTTCGGTCCGCAGTCTGCTAACTTGTCTGAGTTATCAATTATCTTAGCGCCAACACCCGATGCGAATTATCCTGTCGAGTTGCACTATTACTACTATCCTGAGTCTATTACTACAGCAGCTTCAGGAACTACTTGGTTAAGCGACAACTACGACCCCGTGCTACTCTATGGTTCATTGCGTGAAGCGATCATCTATATGAAAGGTGAGCAGGATATGGTTGCGTATTACGAACAGAAATACCAAGAAGCGCTAGGTCAGCTTAAACGCCTATGTGACGGCCTGGAGAGGGGCGATGCCTACCGCGAAGGCCAAACAAAAATACCACTCAAAGCATTATAATAGGACACACACATGGCATCTTTTGTAAAATATAATTCAGGTGGCGAGGCTATTGCTGAGGGTATTAATGCAGGTTCAGACACTTGGAAAATTGCCTTAACAAACACCGCACCTAACGTAGCAACTAATACGGTTCTTGCGGATATCACAGACTTAACGACTGGTGGCGGCTATACCGCTGGCGGTAACACTTGTGCTATTACATCCTCTACACAAACGTCAGGTACTTATAAGTTAGTGTTAGCTTCTCCTGCGATGTGGACAGCCACAGGCGCTGGCTTTACGTTTAGATACGCGGTTCTTTATGATGCAACAGCGAGTAATGCGTTGGTTGGTTATTGGGATTACGGTTCTTCTGTCGTGATGAGTGGTACAAATGGCGATACGTTTACTGTCACGTTGGATGGTACTAACGGTACGTTTACGCTTGTTTAAGGATAACTCATGGCTCTAGTAATTGCAGATCTCGTACAAGAAACAACAAGTACAACCGGCACAGGTACGCTGACGCTCACAGGTGCTGTTACAGGCTTTCAGACCTTTGCGGCTATAGGTAATGCTAATACAACTTATTACCGTATTAAAAGCGGTACAGATTCTGAGGTAGGTATTGGTACTTATACGCTATCAGGCACAACACTAAGCCGTGATACAGTCCTTTACTCAAGCGCAGGCGGCACAACTAAAATCACAGTAGCGGCTGGTGCAACAGTTATTTGTACGTATCCAGCCGAGCGTGCGGTGACTTTAGTTTCACCTGTTTTGTCGGGTTCATTGGCTGATCCACTACTTGACCTGGCTCAAACTTGGGCTACCACAGGCAATCCGACCGCGATTAAACTTAATGTGACGGGTAGTGCTGGCGGTACAGCCAAGCTGATGGACTTGCAAGTGGGTGGAGCAAGTAAGTTTAGTATTAGCAAAACTGGCGCAATAACTGGTGGTGTTGCTTATGGAGGAACCACAAATATATTTTATGGCGAAACTTTTGCATTAGGTTATGATAGCAATAGAGCTTTTTTAATCGATTTCTATAGCTCACCGCTTTGCGTTATGAGCAGCCAATCATATTTTGGTTTTAGTTTTAATCCAAATAATTGCGATAGAACAAACAATGATGTTCGACTATATCGAGATGGGACCACTGGAGTATCAGACGGTAAGCTAGCACTTAGAAACTCAACCAACGCCCAGACGTTTAGGTTATATAATACCTACCCAGATTCTTCCAATTGGGAAAGATTAAGTTTAGGTTTTGCCACGTATTCCGGAGCTATCTACGCTAAGTTGGCTGTGGAAGGTGGAGGTACAAGTGCGGCAGCTAATATCGGTATTGCCTTATCTCCTAAAGGCACAGGTGCTATCACCGCTCAAGTACCAGATGGAACAACTGCGGGTGGTAATGCGAGGGGTGCTAATAGTGTTGATTTGCAGACATTAAGATCTAACAATACTCAAGTTGCTAGTGGCAATTATTCCGTTGTTATTGGTGTTTATAATAAGTCTACCGTAGGAGGAGTCGCCATTGGGAATACCTGTATCTCTACTGGTAATACAGCAGTAGCGATAGGGAATGGTGCCGAAGCAAATGGCTATGGGTCAGTGGCTTTAGGTAGGAGCAATATTGTTTCTTCAACTTCTAACGATGGTGTAGCTTTAGGGTATTACGGTTCTGCAACGATAAATGGACAAGTTGCTATCGGTTTTGGTTTAACAGGCACTCTAAATGTTTATCAATCATCTTCTGTCCGAGTTGCTGGCAATACAACTGACGCAACATTAACAACATTAACGGCAAATACTCAAAATATAACTTTACCCAATAATAATACTTGGGCAGTTGATATTGATATAGTTGCAAGGACTAATACAGCTGGTGGAGAACATGGGTGTTTTAAACGTAGATGTTTAATTCGTAGAGGCGCTAATGCGGGTGCAACAGCTTTAATTGGCGCAGTACAAACTCCGGCATTAGATATTGGTACAACTAATATATTGGCTATACCAATACCCATTACTATTTCCGCTGATACAACTAATGGCGCTTTAAAAATAGAAGTAACTGGGATTGCAGCTACAAATATCCGCTGGTTTGCTAAAGTCTCTTTAGTCGAAGTCGGTTACGCATAACATATAAGGAAAACAAAATGTATCAAATTAATTTAGTCGAAAACTATGTAGTATCGGAAGGTCAATTAACTAACGAGCAATACGTTGACTTCGTCATGAACATGGCTTGTAAAAGTTACATGAATCAATATAACCAACCAACACCAGAAGAAGGGCTAACTGCGGCAAGAGATGCGTATAACAGCAATGTTGTTGTGCCTGAACCTGAAATTATCTAATGTTTGCTGAATCAGGGTTTGCTGATGTACCGTTTACAGGGATAGCAACACCTCCGGTATTCTATGCCCTAACAGGAAGTGCGGGTAGTTACGCTTACACAGGTAATGCAGCAAGTTTTGCGTTTGATAGAAAGTTAAACTTATCTGCGGGTAGCTATACCTACACAGGTAATGCGGCAATATTAGACTATGTGTCTGGCGGCAGTGCAATCGCCTACACACTAAACGGTTCAACCGGTAGCTATGCGTACACAGGTAATAGTGCTACATTAGAATATGTGTTACGTGGTTGGCAT